GTTTCGTAGAACTCCATGTCAAACATAGGAACTAACTTAGAGTTATCATACATTGTCTTAGTAGTGTTATTGATAGTCATGTATTTTTCAACAACAGGGTCTGAAATCATATCGAAATAGAATTCAGGAGATGCTATAACATGGTACTTACCGTTTGTACGAGGCTTAACCAAAGCTTTCTTCATTGCAAGAGTTATAAGTCTAAGGTCAGTCATAGAAGGTACTGCACCGTCAACTGTCAAACCTTCAAAATTAGCAGCTCCACCAGCGTAAAATGGTTGTGCTACTGCAAGTAAAGTTTCTTTCGCTAACAAGTCTAAAGTCTCCATTACTACTAAAGAGTATTCTTTAGTGTAGTGAGCAACAACAGGGTCAACAACTGCAAAGTCAACTTTGTCAGTGAATTCCATATATCTACCGTATTGATAAGCTTCAACTTCGTATTTCTCTACGGAGCCTTTATCAGATTTCGGAGGAATACCTTCCTCTAATGGAATGGTATGAGCCTGTAAAGGTGCCCATCTTCTAACCATTAACTTATCTGCTTTTTCCTGAATCGGAGATTCATCAGCCATTCTGTAATACACATACTCTTCTGCGTCATATCTGATTGTGTCTAATAATTGTTTTGAATAAAATACTTCTGGATTAACTACTCCTGGACCTGCTTTTTGGGCAAGCTCTATATGAGAGTTAATGTCTGCTCTTGCGTTTAATGACATAAGTTTCCACACTCCTTATTTGTTATTTTATTTTATATTTTCTTTAAACCAGTTCTCAAGTTCTGCGGCTGTTTTTATCTGTGAAGGAGTTACTCCTTCACCTACGCCTGTAGTAGAACCTGGAGTAGTTGATTCTGTAGCTGCTTTTAAAGCCCTTTGTCTTTCGGCTTCAACAGCTTTTTGCACTTCCTTAGCAATAATATCTTCGAAGTGGAAGTCCCTATAAACTTTTACCAAATCAATTTGCTGTGCAAAAGGATTAATTCCTTTCTGTGCTAGTTCATCAGCAAAGGCATCTAGACCTTTATCGTCTAAACCAAACTGATTTTTAACATTTTGAAAACCAATTAATGCTTGTTGCGTCAAAGCGTCTTTTTGTCTTGCTTGGGATTCTGCTTCTAAGAGGTCCAATTTCTGTAATAGCTCAACTGGGATGTTTTGCTGTTTAGCTTGAGCTTGTAGTACTTTTTCTTGCACTAAGTTAAGAATTGCATCTGGGTCGTTAACGTCCTGAGCACCTAATAGGTTGCCTAAAGATTTTAAAATCTTCTCATACTTTTGTGTCTTCACTCTCATCTCTGCAAAAGCTTTGTTTGCTGGAGTGGGAGCAGGCTCAGGTTTTGTTTCTGGTTCAGTAGGCTCTGGGTCCGTTGGAGCAGGGTCTCCTTTTGTTTCTCCTGAATTAGGTTCAGATTCTACTGGAGGTGTTTCTGGTGCAGGCTCTGGGTCTGCTGCTGGAACAGGGTCCGTTGCTGGCGGGTCCATTCCTAATTCTTTAAATAAATCATTTAATTCCATCTACCGTGTTTGTCCCCTTTCTACACGCTGGCGAGACGTGTTAGGTTAGTAAGTTATACGCACATTTAAAAGGCTGTGGAAACCTAATCTTACGATTAAACCTTACCACAGCCAACAAAATTTGTCAATACTTTTGTTAAATTATCCCATTCATATCAGGAGGAGTTCCCATAGGATTTTCCATTCCAACCGCTGGGATTGGTCCTTGTTCCATCATTGCTCCTTGACGCTTCTGGTCTAAGCCTGAAGCTGTGGCCATTATAGCATCATCAGGTGACATTCCTTTTTGAATAAGGTCAGCATAGCCAAATAGAACTTGAGAAACTTCCTCGATAGAATCTCTTTGTCTTTGAATACCCATTCGCTCTAGCATGTACTCTTTCATAGGAAGGTCTTGCATCATCAGCCATTCTTCTTCTGTGATAAGTTGAACAGAGGAACCTGATTGTTGATACTGCATTTGTTTTTCCATCAACATATTAGCCATTTGAGCTATACGTTGTTTGTTCTTTGGAAGTTCTGAAGATATATTAATGTCGTAATTAAAGACTATCTTCTTATCTATATCCTGGAATGGAACTTTAATTGTCTTATGTCTAGGTGAGTTAGGTTCCTGTACATAATAAGTTCTCTCAGGAGCGAACTCAAGCAAGTTTAAAAGGACAAGCTTAGTGAGTTGTTTTGTGTATGCCTCATATAAAGTTATCTTGGGCGTATCAATCATAGTAACTCTATTTAACATTTCTTCAGTTCCACCTGTGGTTATAATAGAACCTGTATCACGTCCAGTATATCTTCCATCAACTCCTGACACTGTTTCAATTCCAATCTGAAGGGATTGTTTAATTGTAGGTACAGCGTTAGAAGGCTGAGGAAATTCATGGTAGTGTACTGCTCTAGTTGCATCCCCACGAACTACAAAAGTTCTATCGGCCTCATCTCCGTGCTTAGAAAATGCGTCAATGTTTAAACCTGATTCAGACGATATAAATTTTGGAGGTCTTTGGTTTTTAAGTTCTGCGGTCAGAGCTATTGAATCCATTAAATTATAAGCAACATTGTTCGCAAATATCTGAGCGACAGGAGATGAGCCAACTAGTTTGCCTGCTGGTTCATTACAATACAGCAATGCGAAAGGAAAGATTGCAGGCTTTATCTTCTTAAAATATAGTATTTCACGACAATTAACTGTGTGAATCTCATACATATCATCACCATGCTTAACCCAAAAAACAACTAGAGTGTAATAGTCTTTAGTTGGAGTTTGCTGGTGTCTGTATTTAGGAGTGTCTAAAGTATCAGCTTCTCTTTCTTTAGCTTCAAACAATTCAAACTTTTCCTTATACTTAGGGTTCTTTCTGAAAACAGATTTATGAAAATCGTCATAAGTCATACAGTAGCCAGATGTTTCTAGTGATATTGCAAAAGGGTCCCTCATAAATTTAATAGGGTCTATATTTCTTACAGTTACATTACCTTGATGGAAGTCTTCCTTACTTCCCCCAGTCACTGTGTTATCCCATCCTACTTGAGTTACGCCTAAGTTAAGGAGAGCAGCACGTTCTCCAGCTTGGAATTGTCTGTAACCAATATCTTCTGTTCCCCACACATAGTCAAGTGCTAAGTTAAGGTTGTAAACAAGGTCTTTATCTTGTTCTGAAGTAGGCACTAGGCTGGCAGATTTCACAACAGTATACAGCGAAGCTAGAATGTTGTTCTTAACATAAGCTACAAAGTTAGTATCGGGTAATATCTGATAAGAAGGAAACTTCGCTCCTATAGCTTTCCATAGTTCTCCTGCGTCAGTGGCATCTAACAGACGCATCTTTTTATGAATAGGCCCGTATTGGGTCTTGCAAATATTGAAATACTCATCGAGCTGTTCAATCTTGATTGGACATTCGTCTTTTTTATTCTCCGTCATCTGTTAAACCACCCCATTCCTTATTGAATTTTTCCATTATGTTTAAAGCATTTTCTTTCATTTCTTTAGCAATTTTGTCAGGGTCTTTTTCCTCTAAAACCGTAATTGGTGGGACTTCCGTCTTGTGAGTTATAATAATCTTGAGTGGCCTCCCAAGGAGCATAGACAAAGCTATTGTTGTAGTTACAATTAATATTAATATATCCATATTTAGTTGTTGCCTCCTCTAAATTTTGTATTAAGCAATCGTGGCAGATAATATCATCGATATCGAAATTAGGGCATTTAGGCATATCACCAACCTCCGAATTCATAAGAATAATCATAGTTTGAATCGGAATCTTCATCTTGTAAAACCCACATACTATATTCTTTTTGAATGTTACGTGTAGGCTTTGTAATGTCTTGTCCACGTTTGTCGTAGATTCCATAGATAAGATTGTTTGGGTTTGCAGGCAGCTCCATTACTATCCATTCTAGGGCTGAGATAGCATGGTCGTTTCCATCCATAGGTTTATCAGAGCGTCCTGTGTCATCTAAAGTCTTTGGTTTAAATTTGTGTTCACGCAACTCTTTAATGAGTCCAGTACAACGGTCCATAATTCTAATTCGTTTAGTTTCAAAATAAGTGTTGAGCCTGTAGATTCGGGCGTCCATTGAAACGTGTCCAGGTTTAAAAGCAATCCCATATTCAAGGAAATGGTCTGAGAGTGACTTCTTATCATAGTCTCTTTTAGGTCCAGACTTAGGGTCGATAATTGGGGAACATATCATCCCACCTATAGGGATGTCTTTAGTTTCCTGAAAGAAGATTTGAGATAATTCCTCAACTGAACGGTTGCTATTCCTGACTTCTTTATAAATGTATAAGAGGTTCTGACGTTCATCTACAGCTCCAAATAGATAAACAGCATCATCTGCTAGCCCATAGTCAAAAGCTACAATTCGTTTCCAGTGTCTAGGAATTTCAAACGTTGGACAAACAGCCGTCATTGCAGAAGGATAGACTAGACCTTCAGCATAACTGAACGAACCATAGACATATCTGTTAACCCACCATAAAGGCCTATTCTTCTTTAGGTCCTCAATAAAACCATCAGGTAAGAATTGGTTTGTTTCAGACGCAGTTACGTGAGAAGAAATAGCTGGGTCTGCTTCATCTTCTAAAACTGCGTAGTTATCTGCAATTCTTCCGTGTTTCTGGATATCGGAGGATTTCATAAGGACTTCTGACCGTATCCAGCCTGAATCAGGATTG